TGAATGGGCAACCAGAAATGTTTAAATCTTCAAACGTGTGAATCGGAACTCGTCGCACGCATTGCGCATTTCCGAAATCGTCAGTAACAAGAACCCACTTACCGCCAGAGATGGCAACCAGCGCTTCTAGCGCTCCAGTTCTTGCGATTTCTAACGCTTGCCGCTCGATAGCCGCAACGTCATCATCCATCTGTTGCAATGTTCTGGCGGTGTAGGTTGCGCCGTCTTTGCCTGTGAACGTTACTTCACCTGCTTTTGTACCCCAATCTTCTATCACCGTCAGATTTCCGATGGCAACATCAGCAAGGTCACGCATTGCTGTTACTGCCGCATTGAAATCGCCAAAGGTGGGCACAACAACCGCTTTTGCGGCGGTTTGCGTGGCATTACCCCAAGGTTCCCTCAGCGAAAGCTGGTTAGCAAACACGCCCTCAATCTCATAGATGTCGAAAGCGCCAATTTTCAATGCATCCCCAACCTTTATGTTGGCGGTGCTGCCGCTGTTTACTTCAACCGTTTTTTGTCCGTTGGTTGCCGTGACGGATGTTAAGGTAATCCAAGACATAATGATGAGCTCCTATGCTTTAGTAGTCCAAAGGACCAGACCTGTCTTTCTCAAATAGCTAAAAACATAAACAGCATTGCTACTTGCAGATAGATAAGTTTTCTTTCGTATTGAAAGGGATAAGTTTTGATTTGGCGCTAAATAAACTGAATTAGCAAATGTCACATAAGACGAATCCACTAATTGAGTGTTACTTGGCGTGTATGTATAGACAACCTGCCCGTTGAGCAAAACCTCTAAAAAATCACCTGCCTGGCTTGTGTCGTCATACATTACCCCGGCTGGCACAATTAGCTGCCTTGCCCAGGCCTCAGAGCCCAATGCAACGTCCTGACAAAGATACAAGTACTCTGTAGTGCCTCTATTTACTCGAACCTTAAGCTCTTCAGTAAGGTTGACCAATATCGGGCGCGCCACATCACCTACAATCTGGCCAGCCGTCATTGTACCTAGAATGTCGCAGTTCTCGCCTATCGTGACGTTATCAAATTCGCCGCCCGTCGCCTTGATTTTGTCTGTTTGAATCAGGCCGTCTTGTGAGATCTTGGTGTGATAGCCGTCAAATGGCGCGCCAACCTCTTTGCCAAAGCGTGCCTCACCACCTTTAATGACTGGCGAGGTCAGCTCACTCCCTGCGACAAAGCGATCGCCAAAGAGTGTCCCTGGTGTTATCAGGTCTCCACTAAACCTTAACGCTGGTGCCACCCAAGCCGAGCCGTTATAGCTCTTTGCGCTCGACACTGTGCCGTCATTGCTGACGTATGTGAGCATGTCATCGAGTATTGGCGCGCGGCCATATCGAGAGGTGAAGTCTGCCGTTGCAAGCGCATCGCTTGGGAAAATACCATCGCGCAGCTTTAGCGTCCCCCAAATGGTGCCATCCTTGCCTTGCAGCTCATCTTTATTGGAGATGATCGAGCCATCATCAAGAATTAATCGCCCCTTTAGAACTAGCTTTTTGCTGACGGAGTCAAGACCAAGCACGGTATCAAAGTTACTGCCATTCATTATGCCAACGCGGAAGAAATCGGCGATAAAGTCTGTTTGAGACAACGTGCCGTCATTGGTGTTTACGAAGCCAGAAATCTTACCCTGATTGTTCACCGTCATGCCGCCGCGAACAATCAGCTTGCCTTCCTCATTTTCAAAGGCTTGCATCATGTCGGAAATGGTGGCCGTTTCGCCCGCCGCGTTCTGGATGGATAAGTTGCGGATGTATTCAGCAAGCGGGCCTTGAATCCAGTTATGGCCAGCCTGAACACACAAAACCGCATCCGTCTCTGAGGTGATGTTGCCTTTCGCGTCTACGCAATAGCCCACTGCGGCACGAGTGTATTCATTGGCGCTGGCTAGCACTTCGGCATCGTCTGTTTCAATCTTGGCGGTGAGCTGCTCGACGCTATCTGTCAACGCTTGTTCTTGCGTTGCTATTGCTCGCTGCACTTGCGTTAAGGTGGCTTGCTGCTCATTCTGAAACGCTGCTAGCTCTAGCGTTCTTTGTGCCTGAGAGGCAATGGCCGTTGAGTTGGCACTGATTTTTTGCTCCGCGTAAGCGAACGAAATCTTTTGCTCCTGAAACTCTTGTTTTGCCAAGAAATCCTTATACGCACCCATGATATCGTTAAAGCCCGCATCCTCATCCAACCCTAGCGCGCCCTGAACATCAGAAAGGCTAGTAATGGCTTGCGTGATGGAGCCTTCAAGTGCATCAATCTCTTGCTGAGCGGAATTAAGTCGCGAATCTGCATCTTCCAACTGGTCATTAATACCACCTGGTTGCGACACGTAACTTGTTACCACGTCGGTAATATTGGCGTTTGCGGCATCCACCCATGTTTGAGCGCTGTTTGCCTTATCTATCGTGCCGTTAGCGCTTAGCTCCTGAATGGTCGCTGAAACACGCCAGCTAGCATCATAGGCATCAATCTCTTGCTGAACGTCGCTAAGCTTTAGCGCATTGCCATCCCAATACTCTTGAGTAATGTAAATTCCCCAACGAGCATTGGCAGGATCTAGCACCTGCTCGATGTGCGTGGTACGCGCCGTTAAGTCTTCTAGAGCTTGCTCTGCGGCGGATGGCTTGCCAACTTCGATGAAATCAATGGTGGCATCGAAGTTAATTTCAAGCGATTGGATTGCACCAGTCCAGCCATCAGCCTCAGTAAGCGTGAGAATAATGACCTCAAACTGGCCTGGGTCTGCTGGTTGCTTCAAGGCTACGCTTTGCGCGCCACCGTTCCAACTTAAAGTGCCCACTGCTGATGACCGCACACGAATGCGGAATACGGGGTTTTCATCCGCATTGATGTCTAGACCAGCAATGGAAAACGCCGTGCCTGTTACATAGCCGCCCGCAACCCATGTAGCACCCGTCCAACCTTCATTTGTGGTGTTGAACTGCCAAGAACGCGCAGGCGTAATGGCTTCGAGCGCGCCTGCAACAATCTCATTAACTTCGGTATAACTTGCTTTGAGCGCAATCTGATCGGCATTCACCAAAATCTGAGCCTCAGCCTCGGCGATTCTGTCGCCCGCTTCTTGCTCTACGCGCCGAATCTCTTGCGATTGAATCTTGACCGACGCCTCAACGCCATCGATAAGCAAACCAGCCTGAGTGAATTTTTGCTCGGTGTAGTTGAACGCAAGGTTAACGATTTCCCCCGTCTCTGGGTCAACCTGAACCACTGCGCCAATCAACGCTTCACCATTAAGGAATCGGCGCTGATATTCATCTTCCATTGCTGCAACGGAAGAGGTTAAACCAAGCACAGAGAGAGAAAGTGTGGAGTTGAGATCTTGGATACGACCAAGGCTGACATCCAAATCCGCGACGCTTTCTTGCGTCTCTTTTGAGCGCTCATCAACTTGCGTTAGAAAGTCGTTTAAATTGCCATCTAACATCTCCTGGGTAACTTTACCGTCGATAAGCTCTAAGACATCATCGCTGTTAAAAGTGGTTTGCGCGCTACTGCGATACCAGCCAGATTTGCCCCAACGAGAGACTTCGCGCACGGCAATTTGATAGGTGGTATTGGCCTTTAGATTGCTCACCGTGATGACCTTGGCGCGGCCTACGATGTATTGCTCCACTTGCTCATCGGTTGCACCTTGCTCAAAACCAAGAGCAAAGTCATACATGGTGTCAAAGTTGACCAAGCCAGCACTCACAGGCGTTAGTCCTAGCGCCCAGTTTTCTGCTTTTACATCGATACCGATTGGCGTTTGCGGTGCTGATGCATTGAACACCAAACTGGCAATAGGCGAGCGGCGCTCATAACTGATTGCCACAACCTGAACTTGATACTGACCAACCTCAAAGCCATCTTGCAGGCGGTATTGCTTATCAACCGTTAGCTCTTTGCGCAAGAACTCGCCATCTTTGTAGAAACTGAGCTCGAACGTGGAAATGCCCAAGCTTTTGTGCTGCCAAGTAATGACCGCCTGAAGCGTGTTTGAATCCGCCAGCGTAGAATAGGAAAGATTGGTTACTGGCGGCACATCTCGGCTTACCAAAGAAGGCACACCAGGGCGCGATGGTACTTTCGCTGTGTCGCCGTTGAATGCGTAATGGCTAGGCTTGGTTTGCTTGGCTACTAGTGTCACCAAGCCGTTAGTACTGTATTTCCACTTGGAAACAATGAACTCAACGCCATCCCATTCATTTTCTGGCAAGTTCAACCTAAACACGGAGCCAGGCAGCAAACGCGTGCCACGCAAGTTTGAAGTGAACTCGATAGACATCGCATCACGCGTGGTAAGGATTTGAATAAGCGCCAAGCGCTGCGCTTGATATGGGCTTGGCACGGCGAGTAGATCTAAGTCATCTACCACTTCATAGCCATCTTGCGCCAAATAACCCTCATGCACTACGCGAGGCATGTCTACCTCATTCCAGTTTGAAAGCGGGTCTGTGTATTTGGCTGAGATGGTATTAATGCGATCGCGACGGCGGACATCTGGCATCGTCGTGATGTCGCCAACAATGTCATCTTCCGTCAGCGTTGTGAACCCCGGGCCGTAATAAGCCCCAACCTGAAAGGCATGACGGCCAGCGACGCGCAAACTAATGCCATCACACGTTGCGCGAATCGTGCTAAGAATGGTTCTTGGCGCTTGGTCGGCCATGAATGCGTAGTTACAGCGATAGCGCTTCTCTTGTCCGCCTTCTGGCGTTGCGACAACTTCATCACAAATGTTAGCTGAGGTGATGTAAGTATCGTCCATCGCCACCCCTTGCTTAAGGGCGTTGCGATACCAACGAACGAGCAAGGCAGGATTGTCTGTCCATGTGGTTTGATTGATGCGAGGGTCAAACACCTTTAATCCTCGCACAGCAAATTTAGGGTTAGGGATGCCGCCTGCCCATTTTGAAGGGTCAGACTTAAGCTTGACATGAGCAAAACACTGCTCACGGCCAATCATATTCGCATTCCAGTCCGGCAAGTTCGCCAGCGTTGGCGGCGCTTCCGTCTGCTCACCGAGATAGATGTAAACGAACCCTAAGCCATTTTCATGGCGAAACTCGATATCCGCACCTGATGTTGATGCCTCAAATCGACTTAATTGAATATCATCAAGCCATGCATGCGTCACATCATCACAAACGTGACCAGCGATATGAACGATAATATGAACCCATTCACCTTCACCTGCATCATTTGGCGCGCCTTCTTCTGCTGCAAAAATCATAGGACCAGAAAGCACAGGATGACCAAGCACAATTTGCTTTGCCGCTACCGCACTCTTGAACATGTACTTTTGCGCATCTCGGCTTGCGGATTTTCTTGCTTTGTCTGCGGCTTTCTTCGCTTGCTTTTTCGCCTCAACCGAAACGTAAACACTTGCTGCGGCTGAAACGGCCGCAATAACCAGCGCCGCTACTACTGATGCTCCCATTAGCCTTAAACCTCCCAAGCACAGACAATTGAGGAAAGCGGCAGCGATACCAATCCTGTAACGCCAAGCACCAACACGCCACCCGCACCCACTACACCGCAAACGCGCTCTTGCGGGCCAATCACCCAAGCCACATCACCACGCTGGGCCATTAGCGGGCTTTTTCTTCGCTTCGCGATGCGATCGAACTCTCGGTAAACCAAATCTTCCAAACCTTTGTAGCCAAGCTTTTTAATCAGCCGAGCGCTACCCAAATCGGTCTTGTAACGTCCGCGAAATGGCGCGGCCAAATCTTCACCTGTTAGAGCAAGCGCCCAATCGGAAACAAAAAGAGCGCAATCATTAACGCCCGTTGCAAAGCCTTTATTTGCGTACTGAGCAAGGAAGGCATTCAGTTTTTCTATTTTGTTCATCTAGAAGTCCTTAAGCGGGATGCCGTCTTTTGCGTTGCCCCAGTAGATCACGAAATCTTCCATGTACTTGGTGTATTGATAGAACTCATCATCTGGGAATTGCGCCTTGTGAGACTCATCAGTGCAGCGCCAATTCAGGCCCTTTTCCATTGCATCATCTGGTGCGGTAAGCGGCAACTGAATAACGTTGGTGGTGCCTTGCTTAATTGAGGCGGTGTCCATTACGCCATCAAACATCAATGCCCAAGCCGCCACGCGACCTACCTCATCCATCGCGACCAAAAAGAGCTCACCCGTCCTTCCCTGATAGCCGCCTGCCAAAATCTCAGCGCGGATTGCATCGTCTTTCACCGAAAGCTCTAGCGTGATGCTCGGAGAGGTTTCATCCCCATCGCCGTAATTCGCATCACCAATGCCGCCCAAGTTGCCCACTCCGTAATATTTTTCGTTTGGATCGAAGGGGAAGTGATTAAACGTGCCGATATCGGTATGAAGGCGAGAAATACCCGTTGGCATATCTAAGCGCACCGCGTAGATCAAACTCACTTCTGGCTTTTCCATTGCCGCAATCATGTCTGGGCTAAAAATATCCATAACCGCTCCTAAATCGTGACTGCTTCTATGCAGTCGATGGCAATCTCTGCATGTACTAATTTTTTACTGGTCATTCTTGGCACCTTGTAACCCGGCGCAAGACGAAACTTGCCCGTTGGCTTATCAAAGTTCACTTGCGTATCCACCGTGATTGGATTGCGCAGGAATGGCTCAAACAACAACGTCGCCTTGCCTAGCTCATCGGTATTTACATCGGCTATCAGCGCTTTTAGCTCACCTCCAATCTCAACATAATCACCCACGGATGCTAACTTTGTGCTTGGCAGCGTAGTGATGATCACAACAAGGCCAGGAGCCGATTGGGAAATGTCCGTCACTGGATACACGCCGCCAGCGCCATTGGCATTTGGCGCCGACCAATCAAACAGACGAAAATTACCCGAAGCGCCGCGAAGCGAGATAAGAAAACCGATCAACACTCTGGCATCTGCCACGCGCACGTTTTCAAACTTCAATTTCGCCGTCCATAACCCCGTAGGGCTACCAATCACTTGCGCCGCTTCTGTGAACGCACTTTTATTTAGCCTTTCCGTTCTTCCCAATTGAAAATCCGAAAGGGTTGGAATTAAATTCTCAGTAAGCAATGGTTCTGACATTACGCACTCGCTCTGATTCTGGTTGTAATTGGGCCACCGTTATCTGCATCTTGATACATTGCATCCAGCGTCGCCTGCTTCGCCTTCTCGATATAGAAATCGATCTGCTTGCTACCATCTGGCGCAACGCTTTCTTGCTGCCTTGTTTGCGTGCCAGCTGGGGTGTGAATGTTGACCACCACGCCGCCGCCGAAATTTGAACTGGCACTCGATGCAGACATCGCTCCAAAGGCAGATTTCATTTGCTGCATCGCGCCAACCATCCATCGGAAGTTATCGGCTTGAGCGGGGTTAAGCACCATCTCATTCGCTTTGAGCAGCCAGGTGCCCTCATTGGCCGCAGGAACACGATCGATACCGTCGTGCGCTTGGCCCTGATAGCTTGAGCTTTTTAGGCTTGCCAAAATTCCCGCGCCTTGCGCTGTGGCAGAGGCAATAGCGGCCGCAGCGGCATACCAAGGCTGAACAGCGGATGCGTTAGAGATCGCCATCCAAAGGTTTAAGCCCGCCGAAGCCACCGCAAATCCCTTACTGATAGCAAAAAGAGTGCGGTAGGTGTTGGATTGCTCGCCTTTGTAGGTTTTCGCTAGCGCAGCAAAGCCATCAAACATCTGAGCGCCAGAGCTCAAGGCAAAGCCAACGTTTTGCAGCATCATCGCTCTGCGCTTTTCTTCTTCTTGGCGCGTAATTTCCGTTAGGTTCATTTCGTGCGCTTGGCGCAACACTTGACGATTCTGGAAATACTCACTCTCAAGCGCATGCATCAGCTCTTGGTTACCGCGAGCTTGCTCATAAGCGGCATTAAACTGCGCTTGAAGCTGCTCTTGGCGCTCTGCGTAAGCGAATTGCTCTTGAATTTTCGCCTTGTTCTCGTAGTCGGCCTGAATGGCCAAACGCATAAGAAATTCGTTATTGAGCTCATCAGAAGAAGCAAAGAAGTCGTCAATTTTGTCCGTTTTCTTCTTTGTCTTAACCTCCTCAGCATCGGCGCGTTTTTGGTCTATGATTCTTGCTTGCAGTAACAGCTGCTCTTTGAGCTGGTCGTTAATGCCTTGCAGTGAACCCTTTTCGATTTCGTAACGAACGCGAGCCACTTCCGATGTGTTGCCATAAAGTGCCGCTTGCTTGGCTAGGTTCTCTAACATTCGCTCGCCCGCTTTTAGGGCTTTTTCTTGCTCCTCTGTTTGAGAGCCTTCGCCAACTGGCTCTTGCCATTTGCCATCTGTATTTGTTTTTAGAAGCTCTTGGTAGGCAGCGTTAGACTTAACCACTGCCTGTTCGAATTTTTCGGCCTGAGCTTCAAGCGAACTTAGCTCAATGCGCTTCTGCACCATCAAAGGAGATCCGGAGCGCTCAGCATCTGCAAGCTCGCTCTTCACTTTATTGATGGCGATCTGAGTATCAATGAGCGCTCTGCGAGCCTCAACGGCACCATTGGCAAGATTTTGAGCAAAGCGCTCTTTACCAACTTCGTTTAACTCCTTGTACTCTGAAATCAGCTTGCTCAGCTCGTCTTTTAGGCCTTCACTGCTGTCTTTTGCTTGATCCGACGTCAAAGCAAAGTAGCCAATCGCACCCGCCGCCATCATTGCGATGCCGAGCGGGCCACCTAACGCACCCATCAGAACAGAGCCAGCGCGCATGGTCACATTAAGGCGAGCCTGTGAAGCAGCAAGCGCATCTTTCACCACTTTCTCTCTCGCTTCAGCCGCGGCCAGTGCGTTCACTGCGCCCGTTGCCGCAAAGCGCTGCGCATTGGTGGCGCGCATCACTTCCAAATGGCGAATTTCAGATTGAATCGAGGCCAGCTCGACCACGTTCTTTTGTTGTTCTGCCACGATCTTTTGTCGATCTGCCGCAATGTCTCTTATTTTGACTTTCGTCATCGAGGCCACGGCCGCCGCACCACGGCCCATAGCAGCAAACAAGGCTACGCCAACCAAATCAGTAATGAGATCCGCATTGGCCGCGAAAGTATCGAGCACTGAAACGCTGGCAGAGATGGAGTTTGAGAACACGGTTGAAATGGGTTTTTCAAACGCAAGAACCATCTGCTGATAAGAGCGAGAAAACGCCGCCTGCTGCGCGTTGACATTTTGCGCCGTTCGCGCTGCCGCGCCTTCGTAATCTGCCAACGCTTTAATCAGCGTGGTTTTGAAGAAGTCACTGGTGACTTTGCCATCAAGCATCATCTGGCGGAATCCGCCTGCATTCAGCCCTGCCGCTTTATCAAGCTTATTGAGCAAACCTGGCAAAGGTTCAACCACTTGGTTTAACTCTTCCGCACGAACAGTTGGTGAAGCCAACGCCTGAGACAAGCCATACATGGCTTGGTCTAGCTGCGTTGTAGTTGCGCCCAATTGACTCTGGGCGTTGCTCATACCCTCAAACAGCATCATGGTTTCACGCTGCGTCACCAAGCCAGCCTCTTGAAGCACAGAAAGACGCGCATAGCTTTGAGCCATATCGAGAATGGTCTTGTTGTGCTCTTCAGCAACCTGGTTGAGGTACTGCTCCGTTTGCAGCCACTGCTCCTTACCGCCCACCAACGCCGTGATTTGCGTGCGCATGTCTTGGTATTGGCCTAGCGTATCTTTTGCGTTGATAGCCACGGCCAGCGCCGAGAAACCGCCAGCCAAACCAAGCACCTGAGATTTGAGAGAGGAGAGATCGACACCTGCCGATTTCGACTCTTTAGAAAGCGTTTTTAGCCCCGCGCCCGCCTTGTTTGATTTGTTGCCCAAATCATCCACTACGTTGGCAGAGCTTTTGACTTGACCAATGAACTCTTTGTTCTCGGCATTAAATCTCAGCTTTAAAACAAGATCTTTACTGTTTCCTGCCATTGAGTTCCTCGGTCACTGTTCTTGCGATCACTTTGAGCTTGTTGTAATCGTCTGGGTTGATGCTCCTTGCGCTCATTTCCGCATCCGCCTTAACGGCAAATACATCCATGCCAAGACAAGCCCCCATATTCCACTTGAGAAAGCAGGGAATGGATAACCACCACATCACTGCATCCCAGTTTTCCTGCCAGAGCAATATGCTTTCATCCTCCGGCTCTTCATCTAAATCTTCGATGCCCCAAAGGGCTTTCTCTGCTTGCCACTCGCTATCGTCCTGTGGCGAAACGGCGGGCGCCCTCATAAAAGAGCGCACCGCATCTATCAGTTTTTTTCAGCGGCCTGACCGTTAGAGGCTTGGGTATAAGCGCGGAAAACCGCAATAACGAAAAATTGGTTAAGAAGCAGGGCGTCTAGGTTGGCGTCGTTAAACAGCATTTCTTTGCCGTCTTTATCAAAAATACCTGACCAACCTTTAACAATGTTCTTGAGCGCCTTTTTGTCGCCATTAAGCACCTTGCCGTTTTCATTCACATCGAGAATGAGCAGATCAAGCGTGATATTAAACTTCTCAATCACACCGCCATCTGCTGGCATTTCAACCACCGCAGGCCAACTCTTCACCAAACATTCGCTTGTTACTTTAAACATTCGTCGTCTCTCTTTAATTCGGGTTTGAATGGGGATTAAAGCGCCCATAAAGAGCGCTTTAGATTGGATTAGCGCGTGACGAACTTGTCACTGTTGCCCAAGAACCGCAGCGGAATGCTGTAGGTTTGCGTTCCGTCCTGGTCTGCGTAGGTTGGTCGGCCAAGTTGCACCTTGGTGCTAGAAAACTCGACCTGATTGCCAACAGGGCCATTGGTAAAGACCAGTGCATGAGGCTGCGCCGCCTTTGCCGCTGCAAATGGATCAAAGGTGGCGAGGTCTGGTGCCTCAATCACCAGAGTACCTGTTGGCGCAAAGTCGGTAATGATGACTTCCTCATGACCAACGTACTCTTGGTAAACCACGCTGTTTGCTTGGTCATACTCAAGCGAAATCATTTTGACTGGCGCAGCGTCAATGGTGAACGCGGAGTTCTCCACGCCAATCTTTAACGGTGTTTTCCATGGCGTAAAATCCGCCGCAGGCAATGCAGAGGCACTCACCACACTGAACAAACCAGAGAAGCTAAACGTAATACCACCGAAGCTCTTCGCGTTCGCCGCCATAGATAAAGAGCCACGAGCACCGGTGACTTTGTGCAGCACTCCGCTTTGGTAGAAATAAAGCGTGAGTGAAGATTCAACCGCATCGTCAATAGCGTAAGTACTGCTATCAGCACCTGTTGTCACGGAGCGAAGGCAAGCCTTCATGAGATCACCCCAAGGCGCAGGCGTTGCTGCTGCGCCGCCGGAGGCAAGGTCTACCGTGAATTCCACTGTGACATATAACTCAGTGACAATTTCACCAGAGTTGCCAAGCAAACCGTCATCGTAATCCAGCGGAGTGGACTCGCCAGCCATTGGCGTAATTGAGAACTCACGACCAAGAAGATATTTAGGTGTGCCCCCGTCGATCGCATCCTGCCCGTAAGTTGTTTCTGTGGCATAAGCGATCACTTTTTTTCGAGCTTTACGAGCCATAGCGATTCTGATCCTCTGTGTATTCAGTAATGAAATTATCCAGCCAAGTTACCTGGCCTTTTTGCACGTTCATCAATCGACCATCGCCAAGCCAGAAAGGCTCATAATCCGCATTGGGCGACCAGCCAAACAGGCGCTCACGCAATGCTTGACGAACGGGCGTGAAATCAAATTTGTTATCGTTCACTACCTTGGCGACAATCAGCACGCCAATGGTTTCGGTGACGGTTTGAAGATATGGGCCAGAGCCGCGAACATCCGCCGCCACTCGCTCACCCTGCGAGAACACAAACACCGTTATGCCACGCGTTCCGCTTCTGCTGATGTCTAGCGTTGATAGGTCTGAGATTTCTTTCACATCTACCCAAGGCGGCGTTTTTGCGCTCTTATCTGAAAGCCTTGTGACCAGATCAGCGATATCAATCATAAAAAGCCCTTCGACTTGTCTCGCGCAAACACGCTGCCAGCGCTATAGAACTCCGCAAGGTTGGTCGCACTGGCGTTTGCGTCTTCAACTGGCATGTCTAGGCGAATTTTTCCGCCCGCAACCAGCTTCAAATAATCCATGCCTTCTTTGTAACGACGCGCCGCTTGATGCGCGTCATCGAGCACATCGTCATACAGGAAGTAACGAGCAATATCAGCACAGAGACGATTCAAATTCTCTGGCGGGCTAGAGAGCGGAAGGCGAACAATACCCGAAAGGTAGCCATTAATGGTGCTGGTTGCGTCAGCAATGGCTTGGTCAAGAACAGGCATCACAATGTCACCTGTTGAGCCGTCCTTGTCCGTTAGTTCTACCAGCTCGTTTCGCTCAAAGCGCTTGATCATATCGTCCGCTGTGCAGTACATCATTACTCTCCGCTTGCCGCGTCAGCCGCTTCTTGCATCGCGGTCCAAACTTCATCGCGCTCTGCACCAGTCACGTTACGACCAACAATGGCAGACAGCGCTTTTAGCTCTGGCTTGCCGCTTTTGGTGAAGTGCGCATCGTTGCTTAGGTCTAGCTGCTTGATGGCATCCATCAAGCCAACGCCACCCGAAACCCCGTCCACGGACCCCGATGCATCGCCACCATCAACATCTTCTTGATGTAGCTCATATCGAAGATGCGGATCGGCTTGAATTTGCGCCAACTGAGCTTCGGTAAACTGGCTGGCTGGCAGCAGGTTTTCGCCATTCTTGAAAGCCATCCCCGCACGGCGGTAACCGTCATGCGCAGCACTGATAACAAGAATGTTTTTAACTTCTTCAGACATTGCATTGTCTCTCCAAAACTTAACCAGATAGGCGCATGTGTTGGCTGGCGCCTATCTATGCTGATCTAAACGGCTGCTATTCCAACCAAGGCACCACAAGTAATTCAACCGCTTTGTAGTTCGGGTTGTCGCCACCATCCGCTTTGCGTTCGGTCTCGATCAGGGCGCGAGCCGCTGCACGGTTTGACGGGCCAACCACCAATAGAGATGGCTTGATGCCAAGCGGGCGACCTTTGTCGGATTTAAACTCCATCATCTTCTGCACCGCAGAGTCGAAGTTGGTTTCATTCAGAGTCTCTTTAGAGGCAAAGGCTTGTTGCCAGAAACCAAAACCCCAATTACCACGAGCATCAACGCCATACAGGAATTCATCCAGCATATAAACGTGATCAGAGTTTGACGCGTCGGTCTTGTTGGTTAGGTTGTAATCTTTGCGCTTTTGATAGATAAGCGGCTTAAGCGGACGGCTTGTATCGAGCAAGAACCAAGGCTTACCCGAGCCCGCCTGCATGTTAGAAATCGAGGCTGTTTGACCTTCTTCGCCCACTGGGTGGTCCGTATCGAAGAAGAATTGTCCGTCATAACACTTGGTGGTAAAGCCAGCTGCCAGCAAAGCAAAGGTCATTTCGTCTGGGTGAGATTCCGCTGCATATCCCATGTCTTGGAATTTAGGCATCATCACGCCATAGGTATCATCTTCAACGTATTCGCGAGGAATGCCTTCCGTCGCTTCAAACTTTTTGTTGGTGAGCGAGTAACCGTGCAACTTCATACGGTTAATCTGGCGCTCGCCAATCCATTCACGCAAGCGAGAGAATTCACCAAGCCATGAATAGTTCTCCGTGCCCGTGGTTGAAGGAACCAGCGTGGCCACCTTGCTCCACATTGGCGTATACATGCCACGGCCTTGCTGAAAGTTTGCCTTCACAGCCGTGTACAAAATCGATAGGTTTGCACCTGATGTAATCATTTGATAGCTCCTACGCTACGTAATCTGAAACTGCCAAGGCTTACGCCACGGCAGGACTAATCCACACAAGATCACCTTCAAGCTGGGTGATGATGCCTGCGACTGGGCGAGAGTCTGTGCTGCTGTCGATGGAGACAGACGTCGCACTCGCAAAGTAAGCCGTACTGCCTACGCTTGCGTTCACCACATCACCAGAGTTGACGAGAGCAAACTCTTGATGCTCAACTTCAACCCACAATTCACCATCGGCACCCACATTGTCCTTTTCAAAGGTTGCGATACCTGCAAACTTTGCCGTGCCATCGGCAGAGGCGAAAGGAACCGCCAAACCAGCCAGCAAGAACACCGGATTCACAGCACCAATCTTGACCGAGGCTTTCATAGGGTAGGCGCGCTTAATGCCAGCGCGACGTGCATAAACTGAGCTCATGACGGCTTATCCTTCTTTTGCTGCCAAGTACTGCTCTTGGGTTAAACCCGTTGCGCTCAGTACGGCAAGTTCTTCTTGAGACAGATCACCATCTTTCTTTTGATGATCCGCTGGCGGCGTTTGTGTTTTGGTTTGCTTTGCAGTTAGCGCAGCAATCGCAGGGCGCTTTTCAAGCATCGCAGAAAGTGCCGCGACGCCTTGCTGCTGACCGAACTGGGTTAGGTATTCGATTTCCGATTCAATCACCTTGCCTTCGGCTTTTGCATCAGCCATCACTTTTTCAAGCGACATTTCCGAAGAGGCGGCAGAAAGCACAGCAACTTGACTAACCATCGCGTTGTAAGCTTCAACTGGAACGAACTTGGTTAAATCAACGCCATCACGCGCAGAAAGCTCCGCCACTTGCGTTTGTAGCGACTCGGCAGTGTCGGCCTTTGTCTTTAACGCATCGATCGCAGAGAGCGCAGCGGTTTGCTGCTCCTGCGTAAGCTCGCCGTCTTCTGGCACATCAATGCCGACTTTGGCGAGCAACTTTTTCAGCAACTCATTCACGAGATAGTCCTCCGTTTGTCCATACAGATTGATGGAACCTTTTGGGTGATAAAAACTGAGATTAAAATCCGCCGCCAGCTCAGCAATCGGCTCAAGGCCAATTAAGCCTGGGTCATTGGTAATTGCCGCCATGCGCAGCAACAAAGGGCGACCGGATTTGTCATAAGGGAATACCGCAGAAAGAAACGCATACTCTTTTGCGTCGATGTGATGCTGGGCTTTTTCTGTCCAAGAAGGACGGATGTATAAACCCTTTCCTTCACGCCATTCGATATCACTGCTTGAAAGCCAAGCCGCCGCAGGGGCAGACGCTCCGGTTTCTTTGGCACGCAGCGTGGCGTGTTCGTAATCGATAAGCACTTTATCTGATGTGGATTTAGTCGCCGCAATCAATGCCGCTGCCGATTCCGCATCCAAATGCCAATAACCATCTTCCGTATCATGAGGACGACCATCACGCGCTTTAAACTTGCCAGCAGGAAGAAGCTGATACCAACCGTCATCTTCAACATCAAGAGACGCCGACAACGTAGCAAAGCCAGCAAATGCGCTAGCACTTAAAACAGCAAGGGGAAGTTGGTTTTTCTTCATGTGATTGTCCGGTTAAAAGTCTTGGCTAACAGTGACTATTTTGGACAAAACAAAAAACGGCCCAAATTGAGCCGTATTAGTAGTTTTTGAGGAATTTATCTGGATAAGGAGGAACGCGAGCAAAAATACATGGTGCAACCCAGTTTAAACAGTGTTTAAATCGCGTCAGATTCGTTTAAACTTTTTTATTGGTCTGATTGTATCAACACACAAATCAAACACGCTTAGAATCGATTAGAGCGATTCTACCCATTTAAAAGATAATCCGATAGGGTTTCTAAAATCATTTCTCGATCACCATCACCAACACCAAGAAACGGACGAGCTGGAATCTCCTTGTTGGGGATCATGCTATTTGGCGTTGTTGTACGGCCAAACTGATGCGTCGCGGCATACTCTAACGGAGAGCCAAACAAAAGGTTATCCGACGACGCCTGATAATTCAGCGTGCCGCTCAGAACACCATTTAACACCAGTATGGTATCGACATTCTTCGATTTAAGAGACTTGGTTGTTTCGGAAAGCGGAGCCCATGGCACACCATCTGGCGACTTTTGATCGCGAAAACGTTGGTCATGGCTAATCAGTAGCTCTTCACCTATCTCCATCATTGCGGGCGTTAAATTGCTGCCTCGCTTGATAAGCTGATTTAGAGCCTTTTGTATCTCTGAGTCGTTGAGTCTTACCGAATAGCGAACGCCCGCCATTATGCGACACCTAGCGCTGCGGCGTGGTAGTCGTCAATCACCTCTTGGCTGGCCTGCACCAAAGCTGCTTCCCATAAATCTGCGATGCGCTCTGCTTCTTCACCGCGTGAACTGGCGCAAAGCGCATCGAGCCCATTAAGCACTTCAACTGTAACGGGGCCGTTTAAGAGCGTCATCGCCTTTTCTAAATTACTCATCTCACACTCTCTGTTACTTTCTGAATAAAGTCATACACATCGGGCTTGCTTTGCTGCAACGCTTTTGGCGAAAACAACCAAGCCACATAATGCTCAGCAAACCACTCATCAGCATTAGCCCTTGAATATTGGGTAATGGCCTGAGAGAGTAGCGCCTCACTCAATACTGGCTTTCCTGCCTTGTAGTAAACCTGATGGCCTATCTCGTGTGCCCATGTCAATGCTACGCCTGCTGCATTGTTTTTCATCTCAGCGCGTACAGAGGAAGAGAAAGACCAGGGCTTGGCATCTTGCTTAAGTATACTCGCTATCGCTGCATCAATCTTAGATGCGTCAACCGATTTAAAGTTATCGGTACTCTTAGCCTTCACCACAACATGATTCCAGGCTCTGGCTGTAAAGCCATTGGTTCTTGAAACATTGCGCGTGTAGTAATTAGCCACAGGCATGCGAACGCCACTTTGCAAATAAGCCTCTACCTCACCTGCAATCGATACGGCCTTTTTGCTTCCATTCATTTCTCCCGCTTTTAAGAAAAGCGTCTTCACTTCATGCCGCCTCATAAACGCCTGAAGTGATGCAACGCTTTCGCTATCGAGAGAGGAGAGCAAGTCACTCAAACCCTGAGCGCCGATGCCTTTTACTGTTGAGTAAGCGTCATCAACCACGCGAACAGGAAGGCGATCGGCCAATGGCGGCTTGGCGCCCACTGCCTCTTGAACCTTTCTGGTTAACTGCGCGCTGGTTTTTGGTGTGTAATCAAAACCTGGGTCAATCCCCTTTGGCACTTTGTGAACCTCTCCGGTCACTTTGTCCACCCAATCGTAATACTCAACGTTTGGCGCACCTGTCACTTCAAGCCCAAGCCTCTCTAGCGTGCGTTTACTGGCCGTGAGCTTCTTGCATTTGCAGCCATAACCATTGATCGGCGTGTGCGTTTTCCACCACGGATCGTCAAGATGGATGACAAGATTATCCCAAGAAAGGTGGTCAAGGCGCGGATGCTCGCTGCCGCTGTGTTTGTAAATGCCGTAGGGCCGCGAACCTTTAAGCGCCTCTATCTGCTGCTCTCGGCCTGCGCTGTAGCTTTGGCGCAGGTTGGTCTCGTAAATCACCTGAGCACGCCAATCCGCTTGACCTTTATGCTCCCATCCGTACTGCTTCACAATCTGGTTAAACTGGCTTTTAAACCAGTTTAAAGACTTACCTTCGCTGATGGCCTTATCCACGGCCTTGCGAAAATCGGCCAGCATATCGTCACGCAGTGCGCCAGCAACGGTAAAGCTGCGGTTATGCGCCTCTTGCCACATGTCCGCCCAACGCTCCGTAGTGACGTTAGTTTTACTGCGGAAGTAGTCGATCTGCTCAGAGAACGGTAGCGAGCCGTATTGGGTTGGCATCAGATACCATCCTCTACATCGCTGATGCCTGCCAGCTCAGCTGCCGCCATGGCCTTTGCCATTTCATCTGCCAGCAGGTCAATACCGATCACGCCTTGCAATGAAAGAATGTCATCGCGCAGCGCAGAGAGCGATGTTGCACCCTCAACCATCTCGCGCACTGGCTCAAGTATCTCATCGAGTAGCGGCGCAGCATCAGAGCGAAGGCGCTTTATTTGCTCATCATTCACATCCGTTTCAATCTCGGCGCTTAGCTTGGCCGTTGCTACGGGTGCTGATGGATTGGATTTTGCCTCTAGCGCTCGTGGCGAACCAAGCGCTGGCTCACCGTCTTTTGCCATTGGTATTTGCGTTTTATCGTGCAGCCATTGCAGCGGAATGCGCATGCCCAAATTCACCAAGCCTGGTAAAGAATCAGAGAGCGCTTTAACGTCTTCTGGCTCAGCAATTTCGAATTCCAGCCTAGGGTGACGGCGAGGGTGCTGATAGCTCTTGCCGTTCAGTGCATAGAGCGGATAAATCACATCGCGCGTTAACGTTTGAGCCAAGCGCATTAAATCGAAATTGCGGATTTCAGTGCGCACCTCGTTGTGCACATTGCCTAGCGCGTTGGTGCTTGTCTTTCCGTCCGCTTGCGAAGTGAGCGTACCGCCGAGAATAGCCTTGGACTGTGATTTCTCACACCACGTCATCATTGCCATAAACGGGTCAGACTGGCCGTCTGCCGCGTTTTGAAAATCGATATCCATCCCTTTCGGAATAATGCCGCCCGCATTATGGCCGATGCTCATGACCGCACGAAGCAGTGTTGCCTTTTCTTTCTCGGTTGCTCCCTCTGGGTATTTGCCCAAACGAATAGGCAATCCATAAATTTCGAGAAACTCAGCCAAGTCTCGCACACTGTAGTTTTTAAACAGAAACGGCCACGCCAGAACACGCACCAAACCTCTTCGTGACAAATAGCCACTCTTTGCTTTTGCAGTATGGCTAATCCAACCGAAAGGCTGAAGCGCTGCGCCTTCATAGCTGCCATCGATGAGGCGCAGCTCATCGCGGTTTTCTGGGTGCGTCTTAAACCAAGATGGATCGCGATAGTGCACATTCTCGATGTAATGCGTGCCTTGCTGATAATCCCATTCAATCTCAAGATTGGAGAAACTTTTTAAGGTCGCATCACTAAGATCAAAAATTGCATCCTCAAGCCAAGTGGCATCTTCGAGAACTTCTTGAATCATGTCCGCGTCTCGCTGCTCTGTTGCGGTAGCGTTGCGCGGCGGTTTCACATTCCACTCCACACCCTGCAAGGCCATGCGGCGCTTGCCTATTTCGCTCTGGATATGAGCATCTTTTTCTTCCATATCTTCGGCGAGCTCGCACTGAGCCTTAAGATCGCCTTGTTCGGCATCTCGCATAATGGACGCCAAACGCGCAGGCGTTAGCCCTGATGAAGGGTGGTCGGCGTATTGTCGATGCAGCTGGCCCAACTTAGCATCTGATTGCGTTTGAGGCTCAACAAAAACATCTGATTCAATCGGACGCCCCCAAATATCTACAATGGTTGAGATTCGTTTATTCATAGTCACCATGCCCCGCGTTCAAATGCGTGGTATTCGTCATCTTCGTCAATATCGGCTTTGGCAGGGATAGGGGTAAACTCGATGGCACTGCCTTCCATCCAGCTGGCACGCTCTGCCATTGCCAGAGCAACAGCGAAATCGCCATGCCTCTGCTTACCATCAGAACCCTTTGTTTTGCCTTTATCAATTTTCGGTACGCCGTTGATTACTTGAATTTGGCATAAGTCATCGCGCACATTCTCGTGCCTTGGAATTTCAATATTCTGGCTTTCAAACTGCGCCTTAAGTTTTGGCATCCACTCACGATACCAAGGTTCGTTTAAGTTAACTTGCGCCACCATTTCGGTGCCGTATCTCAAAGCCGCTGACTCTGCCAAATAGCCACCATTGCCCGTTGCATCGAACGCCATGCCACGCTTGCGAGGCAACCTATCCAACAAATAAAAAAGCACTTGCTCTTGGGATTTGTAGGGCATATTTCTCAGCTCTACAAAAAATGGTACGTACTTGGTTAAATCCTTGCGCTGAGCGAGAGGCACAAACTGAGACAAGTCCCCCTTGCGCGCAAAGTCTTCGCCGAACGAGTGACTATGGCGCGAGTCAAGCCTGTCAATTTCCGGCTGGAGAACAGTGGTGCACCAGTGCTGAATAAAGATATGTCGCGCACCTTCTGGCCACTCCATAAAACCATCTGGCGCCTCTATCTCTAAAATAGGCGCGCCTAGCTTCATTGCAGCCTCAATCAAAACCATAGGGATATATTGACCGCTTGAGGCTTTAGGTACGCAATAATATTCTTCCAGAGCATCCTCTTTTGTTGCCGTGTCTTTGAGCAAGTTCGCCTTCCACTCATCCTCTTTCTCTTGCGTCCATTCCACCTTCTGTATCTGACAAATGCGCTTATACAACCCCTCAGCACAGGCATCGTCGAGCGTTATTGTATGAATGGAGTAGCGCTTACGTCCTGCGCGGCTATCTAGAATGAGTTGATTGAAAAGGTTACCAACGCCGTTATGGGTTGAGATAAGTCGAACTTTAGCACCCCACATCGTGAGTGCGAGCGCCGCTTTTAGCACCTCTGCGAGGCGATCATGAAACGCCGCCTCATCGATGATAACTGTGCCCTGCATACCACGAAGGTTGGAAGGGTTACTTGATAACGCCTGAACCTTAAAGCCCGATTCGAAGTAAATAACAAAGGTGAGGATGTCCTTGTCTTCATTGTTGATAACTTCTTCCTGAACCTCTCCAGCGGCCTTATCAAATATCTTGGCCCAGAGGCCAACGGCATCAATAAATTCGCGCGCCATTTCTTTGTTCGAACCGACATAGAAAACGTTAGAGCCGCCTTCGCCCTTGGCCGCTCCCGCAGTGAGAGATGAGTCCGCCGCCTCGGCAAACGTCAAACCTGTACGCCGCGACTTCTCAGCAATCTTGAGTACAGAGTCATCCGCTATCCAACGCTTTTGATAGCCAAGCAAAAGCTCATCCTTGTCGAACTCAACAAGGATGCCTTCGGTCATTTTGTTTACATCAGATAACTCAGTCATTAGGCAATCCCTAACAGCTCTGCTTTCAGCATCTTCACTGTGTCAGCCGTCAATCCTGCCTTCTTGGCAACCGCTTCCGTTTTCTCTGCCGCCTCTGCCGCATAGGCAGCGCGGATTTCTTTCTCAACTTTATGACTGGTCATGGAAGCCTGCTCGATACGCTGAACAACAAGAGCTAACTGGTTAAGCGCTTTTGGTGGGATCACTTCTTGTTTCTCATCCGCGTCTTCCATCAAACGCATCGAGGTTTCGAACGCCATCGTGCGCACAAACTCTTGCAGTAACTTACCCACATCAGAGGTTGGTGCTTCTCCAAGTTTTGTGATCCACACTTCCGCAACTTCGCGAGACTGGCGTAATCGTTGGCCCATATCCTCCATGCGCTTTGCATAGCGGTTAAATCCGGTTCGACTGAGTTTGGCATCGTCGGGAAGCCCGGCTTCCTCAATCATCTGATTGACAGCGTCTCGGATATCCTTCTGGGTCATATCACCACTGCGAATAAGCACATTCAGTTGCGCACGAATATCTTCTGGCAGCAGCTCTATTTTTGACTTTCGGTTAACGGACTTCTTCATGGCGGATCCTTACTTAGCGCGAGGGCGTTTTACACCAGGAACGCGAGCTTGTCCGGTTGCGACATCTTCACCACGACCTGTTAGTGTTGCGATTTGGCACTCCGCTACCGTTCGGATCGTGATTAGGCTTTGCTCTTCTAGCCACGCCAAGTGAGTGCGCACAGCATCACGACTAATCTTATGGCCATAAGCATCAAGGCATGAATCAAGGATTGACTCGTTCGCTTCATAGCCGTCCATCTCATGGAGAGAGCGCAAGATCACAAGTCGCTGGTCTTCTTTTAATACATCTTTAAAGGACATATGAACCTCTATTTATCATCGTTTAAACGTTGCTCTAAAAGCAGTTGTGCCAGATGCTCGATGGGTTGGATTTGAGCGCGAAGCTCTTTCATTTCTCCGCGCGCTTCGGAAAGCTCCAGCGTCAGTTTTGTGATCTCTTCTCTGGTAGGCAGTGCATCAACCTGTGCTTTTAACTCGTCCATGTTTCTTTTCACTTGCTCTACATCTTCGCGTTTGGCGTAGGTTTTAGAGAGCAAGATCTGAATGACCTGAACTACAGACAAAACGCCAGCCCACACGATAGGCCACCATGTCTTTACCCAATCGTATTCCATCACAGCTCCTTTCTTGACCGACAACTGACGCAACGAACTGCATTGGGTAATGCTTCGATTCGCTTCGGTGGAACAACACTGCCACAACTTAAGCAGTAACGATTGCCGTCCTCATCTTCGTCTGGCTTTTCTTCAGCCTGGATAGGTCGGTTGGAAATGGCAGCATTTCTAAATAACGCTTCAAGCTCTTGGGCTCTATCAAACTGGTCAGTCATCAGCGCCCCTTGATCATGCTTTTGAGAACACCGGACACTTTGTCACCACTGGATTTCGAGTAAGGCGCAAAACCATCGACGGTTCGCAGACCAAAATAGGCATACGCGAACGCACCAATCGTTAATGCGACATAGATGTCAGCGCCATCACCAAAGCCTTTTGCACTTAAAGCCTCAAAGGCAAATACATATAGACACATCATCCAAAAAGAACTTCGAGCAATATCAGGTCGAGTTCGACGAACCCTTTCATCCGTTGCATTATCACCGTTACGAATGGTTAACTGAGTTTGCTCATGTTCTTTCTGCCTATCCTGAAGTGAAAGCTCTTGGCGTCGAGTCACTTCCTTTTGCATTTCCGACTTGATGCGCTCTAACTCAACAAGGCTTTCAGGTGGCAGCTTTTGCATCTCATTAATGAGCGACATTTCCTTTTGCTCTTTGCTCATTCCCAAAGCGCCGTCTACCTGCTCAACCATATCTGCGACTTTGTCTGCGGTTTCACTGCCACCGAACAAAGACGAGATACCACGAATAGCCGCGGGGCCGACTTCCATCGCGAGCTTCGCCGCACCTAAAATTAACGAAAGTGACATGCTTTAAAATTCCTTATCTTAGAAACTAAATCAGCACCTTCCGTTGTTTTTGTTTCCCTCAGGTGCATTGAAATATCGCATGGCGTGACACTGTTCCAAGCGGCATTAAAATAGCTTTGTAGTGTCGCGTCATGGCTAAAAAGTGGCGGTTGAGAAGGGACTGGCACACCATCTTGATGCGCTTTCTTCTCAGCATCGAGACGCTTTTCACGGCCTCGGATGCTGGCGTATTCGCTATTCTTCAACCGCTTAGTCATTACTGAAGCTCCCAAGCCGCGTCGGTTAGGTGAACCAAGCGATTGTGCCAACCTTCGATAAAGGCAGTTTGGGAGTAATTGTTTTTGAGGATACGCGCATAGAATCGAGCGCGGCGCAGACCGTATCGAGCGCAGAGGTATTCAACATCACCACTGTGAACTGCCGCACGAGTATTCGGACCGACTTTACCATCTGGCTTCGTTCCGCTGATTTCTTGCAGCATACGAATGGCATTAGTTGCACCATGCTGCACTGCCGAATCAAACGCATACAAAGCGATAGCGCCAGACCATTCAGGACAGTAGGCAGGCTTCCAGTAGTTGGTGTAATAAATTCGGACAATCTTATCGAGCGTAAGAGAAGCGATATCGATACCAGGGAAAGCACGCTTACTGATACCACCCTTAGTTTCACCACCTGGGTCTTTCGGGTTGTTGACGTAGCCCAAATCTGGCTTTGGCGTGCCATCTCGATAAAGTGCACCTTCCTCTATAAGGACAAAGCGCACTGCATGGCAGAATTCAGGCGTGTAGCCTTTGGTAGAAAACGGAAAGTTTGAAGACATAAAAAAGCACAACCATTAACTGTGACATTAAGAGGATTGTGCTTTTTATTAGATGAAGTGGTGAATTAAGCTGAATTTAGAAAAGCTCTGGTTGCCTTTTCTTTTGCTCTTCGTGGCGCATTATCTTGAGCACATGATAAACATGAAAAACAGAAACGTCATATTTTTTTGCCAGCTCCTCCACGTTCTTGCCGTTAAAGTCATTCCAGATGCTGATTTTTTTAATCTCCGCCTCTAGCTTGCGTCCTTTTGGGACGTAGATAGGGAATCCGCCAAAGTGCTTACAGAACTCACCAAGCAGCTTAACCGCGGATTCTTGGCCCAACTCTCTACGAAACAGTGAATAGATTTGCTTTAGCGTCTCTGGGCTTTTTTTATCATCTTCAATCACGCTTTCAACGGCGTTTAAATCAACATTGTCAAACCCGAACATATCTAGGTTTTCATCTTCGCTACTCATACCACCCTCCAGATACAAAAACACCCCGCAGAGCGAGGTGTTTGTAGTATAAATCAGGTATCTCCAAGGGCGCATGTTAACACGGACATGGACAATGCAAGCAGAACGCATATACTCAGGATTAATCATTAAGCACCTAACAGCATATCGAGGTCATCATGGCAAAAGTCAAAGTACACACCGCTAGCTTCCCTTATGTAGATATCACAGCCACCAGTGGTAGCCTGTTCATTAAAACGACCCCATTTCAAACAACCGGAGAATGTGTTCTTGGCAGTCGAATCAAAAGCATTGATGCCGCAAGCGAGGAAAGTGTAAAGAAAATTGGTGGAACACTTGGGTGGAGCGTGGTTGGCGGCGCTATTGCTGGCCCTGTAGGGCTTCTTGCAGGCGCTCTGCTGGGCGGAAAAGGAAAGGACGTTACCTTTGTCGCAGAGTTGGATGACGGGCGTAAATTTATGGGGACCGTTGACAATAAGTCATTCACAAAACTGAAAGCTGAATCAATGAGATTCTGAATTGAGAAAAGCCCGCTAGATCGCGGGCTTTTCGTTATTGAGAATCAGGTTTTTTAATAAAGTCATTTTCATAAAACCACGCCAACTTATCGTAACCTGCTGGTCCTGTGCAGTTGTCGTTTGGCGGAACGCGACCGCCAGCAGCAATAATCGCATCACGCATTAGGCGATAGTGCCATTTCTTTAAAGCCTCTAGCACGTAGGTCGCTTGCTCTGAATTAATCCACGCTAACTTTGCCACGCCTTTGCCGTTGATTTGGCTAGTCATGCGTTTTACGTAAGCATCGAGCGCCATGTCGTTGCCATTGCGCAAGAAGCCTTGCTTATTCATAGTTATCCAGATGGCAAGGATCTTCTCGGACTCACAGGCTCTGAATTTCTTTGCCTCCACTTTGTTTTTGTTTACTGGCACAAAGCCCATTTGCTTCATGCGGTCAACCATTTTGCTTAACTTGAAATCGTTCAGGCCTCGCGAACTACGCTGACCTGTGACTTCCTCAAGTAAATCTCGATAAGCTTGATCGCTAAGTTGCAATTCGCGCTTACCGATTTGGACGAGTTTAAGGAGTTTAGACATAGATTAACCCTCAACCATCACAAACCCATTTTCCGAGTCGTTAACACCAGTAATAACCTTGCCATCCTCAGTACGAATAAGTCCGAATCGCTCTGCGTTTTGGATGGCATCTCTAAGCACTTCAAGCGCATGCTCTCTTTCATCCATTTTGAAGCTACCTCTCATTATGCCGACTTTCGGCTTTGCTTATAATCCAACTGACAAGCCTTGCACCAGGTTTGCAGGCCATCGGCTTCACGCGGTGAGAGTGACCAAAACAACGTATCTTGCGGCCAAAACTCCTCGCAGCACGGACAGCACTTCTGCAATCCAAGCTCTGGATCAACCATTGCTTTTCCTGCATTCAATCGGCGCTCTAGCAAACCCGCTTTCATTAGCGGCGTGTATTCACCGAACATAACAAAACCCCCTTGGCTGCTCATCAGTGCCTAGCAACCACGCTAGGCAGACAAGCAAGGCGAACCTTGCTTGTTTCACTTCTAACAATCGTTATTCGCACAATTAACACCAACCCAAAGGCAGATAACCTGCTCTGGTGTTAAATCAGGGAATTGTTCCAACACCATTTCGCACGCTGGAATCATCGTTTCATAGTTGTGATAAGCCACTGACATTAAATGCCCTGCCAAAACCAGAGGATGGCTCTTGTTCAAATCTTTCACTTCAATGTTCATTGCTCTGGGCTCCAATTCAGTTCACGCAGTTTGGCGGCGATGGTGCTGCTTTCTGCTAATGGGTCTTGTCCAACCTTTACCATGCGCTCGGCTTGTTCGATGTACCAAGCGCTGTTGTCTGGTTGGGTGGTTTGTTGTGCAACTTCACCTTTGTGCTTGTGCGGTTCAAGCGTCACGTTGTTACGCACGGCCAAGGTTTTGTACACCTGCTTTAAGTAGTTGTGGTTTGCCAAGGGTTTGGTGTCGTTATGCAGCTGGCGCTTCTCGCGTAGCTTTTGCACACACTCGATAAGGGCCGACGCCAATAGATGATCGGCGCGATACTCATCGGTCACTTCACGCATCAGGCGCAGCGTTCGGCTAAGCGACAAATCCGACTTAGCAGGGCGAAATAGGCCGAGGTAAGCAAGCAGCGGCCTAGCGACAAAATCCGGCAGGTTAGACACATCTGCGAGCAGCTCTTTGCCAGCCTGGTCTTGAACCAGCGCATCCAAATGGAGATTGGTATGGCAAACCGGGCAACGGGTTAGTTTCATAGCGTTTCCTCTTTCAAATCGAGAAACATAGCTTTCTTCAGTTCAAGCCCTTCTAGCTTTTTGAACTGACGACAAAGGACCGAGGCTTTAGAAAAGTTAGGTAGGTGGAACACTCGTTTTTCTTCAAGGTCTGGATACTCTTTTTTCACGCCGCGCTTACCATAGATTTTCGTAATTGAGGCTTTGAATTTATTGTTATATTTAGCCTTGGTTTTTTTACACCAAACATCTTCGAGAATGGCTGGCGCTTTATCACTAATGCCGTTTTTACCTTCACTAAAGCTGACCCATTCGCCTTTGACAGCTCCGTCAATGTAAACCTGCAAGCTTGTTTTAGATTCAGAAACTCGCACTCGCTGAACACAGACCTCATGCCCTTTATATGTGAATGTGATGCTCACAAAATGGCCCGACATTTCCGCTTCGATGTCTTCCCACATTTCTTTAGTGATTGGCTTACTCATCAGTTGCCTCCAAAGAAGCAAAGTAACGCTCCACTAAAGCTCGACCTGTATCGACACCATCGACACGACCATTTTGAGACCACCAGGCATCACCCCGCTTGCCATTACAATGCTCAAGAATTTCACTACGAATTTGTTGCTCTTCACCGATTAGCTCATCAAAAACATTCAACAAATCGTCTAATATTTTTTCTTGGTAAGCTTTGATTTCTTCTTTACTCATTCTTCCCATTCCTTCTCATTGCTCGATATTGATTCAATTCTTTTGGCTCTCGGTAGCGGGGTATTTCGCCAATCCCCGCAATACCTATCAGCCCATGTTTCAGCCTCATCTTGACGGCACCGACGGTGCGCCATGATGTATTTAATTAACTTGTTAGGTCGCTTCCTCGCTGTCTCGCTCATTGACCATATCCTCGTACTCTTCTCGAACGTTGGAACCAAGACATCCTTGAACGAACTTGAGCGCAGCGATATAGCCATCTTCAAATGTGGCATCTGGAAAGGCTGTACCATCGTTCTCGATAAGCGCTTCGGCCATTTCGATTTCGCGCTCTAATTCGCTGT